TTATTTCACATAAACATAGGCTTCATTTACTGTTACATAGTACGTTTTACCCTTGCTGTTGTGTACTTTATATTGTGATGTTCCATTGACAGTTACTTTCGCATCAATCGTAAATCCTAACCCTGCATCTACAGACCCAGCGACATCTTTATCTTGCCAAGATGGAGCATCATAGAAACGTAGATTGTTAACTTTAGATACAACGCGTTTCCCTACAATAGATGAATCCACTGTACTCTTCTTACTAAACTTCACATAAGATGGATCGTTCTTAATCCACTGATCTCCACCAAGATTTAACCAACCATCCTTTTCAGCCCATACAACATAAGATTCTGGTTTATTTAACTGACGAATCTTAGAATAGCTTGTATCTGGTCCTTTACGTAAATTAACGTTGTAGCCTTCGATATAAGCAATACCATCTGTTACCGCTGTCGGTACTTCTGCTGGTTTAGATGGCTTCTCAGGAACAGAAACATCCACGCTAGAATTATTGTATGCTCGTTGTACATCTGCTCTAAATTGAGCTTCTGAAACGCCATGAGACTTTAAGTAATCAAGTGGATCTTCATGATCTGTTCCACCAAGGTATTTTGTTACATCATAGTGAGTCCATAATCCTTTATCCACAAATAAACCGCGATCACGTAGGATTTTAGCAAGTAACTTCACGTATTTATCATAGCTGCGTTTGAATTTATCGTAATCCGCTGTTTCGCAAAGTTCAACATGTACAAAACGTTTATTTGCTCCTGGTCCACCACCATAAGCAATGTACCTTGTATCAGCAATTTGGATTGTTTCATTCCAATCAACTGCGTAATGTACAAATGCATTTCTCCATGTACGAGACTCATATTTTTGAATGTTAATAGCTGGAGCTTCTGGAGTCGCCGTAGAATGAGCTACAACGCCCTCGTAAGCACCAACACCGTAACGATATGGTTGTTTAGGTAAATCAGGAATAATAAGTGTTCTATCAGCAAAAGCACTTGTAGCAAACGAACTAGCAAGTACTAAAATCATAAGAAACGAGGTAATATGTTTCATTGTCTTTTTCATTTAGCATCAACATCCTTTTTCATAATTTTTGTGTGGTCAAATAATCCACTTGCTGACAATCCAATGATGATTCCTTGAAATACATTTGTTTTGATATCTCCGCCCAAAAACAAAACGCCTAGCACAATGCCAAGCGTTAAATTCAATAACGGAACATATTTTGTTTGTAATCCAATTGTTTTCCCGATTTGCGAAAGACCTACTACAATGCCAATCATTACAGTAATTTCAAGCATTACATACCACCTCCTTTCAAAAAGAAGGTCAGTGCTGCCCCAATAATTCCACCAACAATAAGACGTAAAATCCAAGTAGTATTCGCGCTAATTTTATCTAATTGTTTGTTGATATTATCAATATCTTTCTCGTTGCCTGTTGTACGCATTTCCAAACTTTTAATATCAAACCGTATTTCTTTGATCTCTTGTTTCATTTCTTGTACATCATTTCTTACATCTTGTAATCCTTCCACTTTGACCACCCCTTTTTAGGCAATAAAAAAAGAGCGACATATTTAACTGTCCCTCTTTGGCTTATTCTTTTTCGATTGGTGCGACTTGTTGTGCTGCTATTTGTTCTTCAAGCATTTTAATTTTCGCTTCCATTTCTGCTTTTTCTCGTTCTAATTCTTCTTTTGTAGGCGCGAAATATACTTTCTTTACTTTTTCTTCTAGTTCTAAATCAATTGCCTGCAACTCTGCAACTCTTCCATTCCAAACAATCTTATAATTTTGAACCGTGTCTGTTACGTAGCGATCAACTCGGAAAAAATGTATATAATCGCTACTCGGTATAATATGTTGTCCACATTCTAACCTTGTTATATTCCCTGCTTCATCTGAATCACAGTACATACATGTTTTATATCGTTCATACAGTTCGTATTTTTCTTTAATTTCCATTTTCATCACCTTTCTTGCCACGCACTTAATAACCTTGCATATGCGGTGTTATTTACACTATTGGATGCTAATTTCAAATAGATATACTTCATATTTCCTGTTGGTACACCCAGATCAATCATAGCATTTACATAATAATCATCAGCAATCGTTTTACTATGCATGGTGTACCATAAGTCCTTTCCGTCTACATCGGTTATTTTCACTTGTGCCGCTGAACCCAGATCAATCGCAAGACTTAATGCAAAAACTAAATATCTCCCCGTATGTTTAAATGTATAGTAATTACAATTTGACCATGTTGTATTTCGTGTCGCGTACCAATAGGCACTATAATTCACACCCGGGGACATAAATGGTGGTTCATGAGAGCTAACATTCATATCAAAATTGGCTACCCCATTTATGATTAAATTGTAACCATCTTCTCGTTCTATGTGTATAGCACCCTTTTTCGTATAAACACCACGATAGTCCATTCTTGCAAAAGAATCTGATTTTCCTGTATTTGCTGTGATCCCATTTGAATCTAAGGTGATTGTTGTTGGAAGTGGGCTTGTGAGACGTAAATCGGTTTGGATCTTTTCAATCTTCTCTCGTACTTCATCCGGATTTTCTGTCCAGCCCGTTACTATACTACCCTCTTGAAATGCCATCTCAATTACATTTAATGTACCGGATGCCATCCCATTAAAAATAAAAGGAGAAAAATATAAATCCTTATCTTTCGGTGTTAAAAAAGTGACGTATAACCTTTTCCACTGTTTTGATAAAAATGATTGATCATACTTAATAATTTCAACCATTTGTCCAGCTGTATCTTTTGCTGTATGCGCCCAAAAATGAAGTGGAGTTACCGTTGTTCCATTTCCTGCTGCTGAACCGTATGCCATTGTAGAATACGTATAATAGGTATTTCTTTTTAAAGGTATATTAGGTTCAAGGTACTTAACCCCTTGCGGCATAGGAACCCTCAATGTTCTCTTTCCGTTATATAAAATCGAACTATCTGGAACACCGCCACCTTGACCATTGTCTCCCCACAGCCTATTCGCAATAAAGTCCGCTGTATTTTTTAACATGTTACTACCACCAGCGGTTTGCTCATCCACATTATTTTTCGCTTTTGCTTGGATAGCTTCAATTAGTACATCTATAGCTTGATAGTATTTAAGCCATGTATCACGCCACACGGTGGGATTGATCGGGATTGCCCTGTCTTTATTACCAATGGATGTATCCCATGCATCAATCGGTGTAAGAGCTTCAAGATACGTTTTTAAATTTGCGTATTGAGTTGCTACGGCTATATAGTTTGTATCTGAAATTGGTATTCCTATATTGGTAGCCTGTTTTCTGACAGAGTAAAACTCACCTTTACCACCACTATCCAAGGCGGTTGCGGCTGGCAAGGTGTTTGCTGTATCAGGCAAAACAGATCCGATTATATTTGCTAGTTTATCTTTTACATAACTTCTTTCTGTAATATCAATTTTCGAATCGTCAGCAAGGTTTGAAAGAGTAGTAGTTGCATTTTCAATTTTGTCATTTGCATCCTTATCCAAAGATGCTAAGTCTAGGGATTGAACTACCCAACTCTTCCCATCCCACATTTTCATAACGTTGGGTTTAACAGACGAATCTATCCATAGTGTTCCTGTAGTTGGATTACTAGGTGCTGAACCACTAATTAATGCATCGTTTAAATCAATTAACGTTAAAAAACCTGTTGCTTTTGGCACACCATCACCTACTCAATCTCACAAATTACAGTGCCTTTACCAGTGATTTCTGAAGCTTGCACCGTAAGTGTTTTTCCTGTTTTGTAATTTGTTGTTCCGCCCCAATTCGGAACCATCGTTCCACCTGCATTATATAGGTACCATTTGTATTGATATTTTGTTCCGGCTGCATCTACTTCCGCTCCGGCTTGGTACACTTTCGCAATAGCTTGTACCATACCTTGTCCGTTTTTAAAGACGTTTCCTGTAAGTGCTATTGGTGTTACTTGCAATGGGTCTGTTTGGTCTGCAAAGGTAACAACATCTACATACGTTTTAGAACTATAAGTGGCAATACATTTAAAAGATGCCATCCCTGCTACAGCTCCGGCTGGAATTGTTAATTTATCAGTAGTATGTCCGCTTGTTCCTCCGCCTGTTGCTGTGGAAGTAAGTTTTAACCATCCAACACCTCCGCCTTGATCCGTAGAAACGGAAGCATCTTGTTTATACCATTGATATGTAACACCTGTTGTTTGCTGCGTGGAGCCATTAAACACATCACATTCTGCGATAAGACTTCCTGCGCTATTTCTAAAAATGTTCCCATTTGGCGCCCATACATATGCAGCAATAGCGTTTTGACCGTTCGCACCATTGCTACCATTTGCTCCATTCGTTCCGTTCGTCACCTTGACTAATTCAATATCCAGTTTGGATGTGATATCCAATCCTGTTGATGGATCAGTCCATACCACTTCACAGAGATATACTTGCTGATTTTTAGACGCTAAAATATTCGCCTTAATTGTGAGTGGTTTTCCAACTCCAGTACCAATTGAATAATTTGTATCATTTGCAATTGGCGTGTTGTTACCTTGTTCATACCATGTGATACTCTTTGCTTGTCCGATAATATCGGTTGCTGTACCTGATACAAATAGAGACGGAGTTAATATCATATTATTTGTTGTCCAATTAGGCGTATACGTATTTCCATTTGGGTTGAAAATTTGTACTTTCGCCTGATTTGATCCAATGTACCCCGTTAAACTTTTTGCATCGTTCAAATCAATTAAAGTAATTTGACCACTTGCTAAAACTGCCATTCTTCATCTTCCTTCCGGTTATCATTTCTTTATTTCACATGCAAATGTAGCTCGTATATTTACATCTAAATTTGTAATAGCGACTTTATTACCAGCGTTTTCATGTGTTTTATTCCATGTGTTATCACCTAATGAATCAGCGGATTTCCTTGTCCATTTATATATAAAATTAGTTATATCCGTAACGTCTGTTGCTCCATGATACACACGCGCTTCAAGTTCTGTACTAATTTGACCGTTCTTAAATGTTGTTCCGTTTGTACTTCGAATCTCAACTTTATATACAATATGATTCGTTACTTCATCTACATTTTTTTGAGCCGTATCAGCAATCTCTTTTGTACGAAACAAGATTAACTCATTCATCTTATTCCTAGATTCAAAGTAGTTCGTTAAACAACTTTTATATCTGTCACCATTGATAACCGAATCTTTTATCATATTACTCGGTGATAAAATGGCTGCCTTATTATTTTCATCATGTTCAACGTTTAAAAAGTTCTTCAGTTCTTCATATCTTTGTGTATACATATCTCTTTCGAAAATCTTTTCTTCCGGTTTCCAATACCCTGCCGCAATCTGCATAGTGGAACTAAACTCATTTTGAATTTTTACCCACTCTGCACTTAGAAATTGTTTTTCAATCACTGTAATTACGTTATCTTCTGATAAGTTACCAATCAAAGTATCTAGCCTATTAGAAACTTTAAAAGGATCATAACCTTCTTCAAAAAATGTACCCGGTCCAACTTTAATGTTATTTGCATCAAGTTGACCAACAAAACCTGCCGAAGCAACAAGCCCTTCATAAGTAAGAGCTTCTTTAAATGTTTTCCCGCCATCTTGACTAATACCTATTCCAGCACTATTGAATGCAACAAGGTTATTTGGATTTTTAGGATCAACGCCAAGTATGCCATTCTCAAATGTTAATTCTGTTTGAGCATTCTTAATTGCTTCACTTGCACGTTTAACTCCTTCATCTAAGGCATTGTATTTAATTTTCCCATCTTCATTTACAACGCCACTCATTGCCTTCTGTACGGTTTGAAAAAGTGTCCCACCAAAAGATTTTTTATAGTTAGCTAGTGTAACCCTACATGCAATCGGCTCTAACCTTGCATTAAATACTTCCTCAATCTCCATAATTCTGGTTTCAATATCAATATCCATTGGCTCATAAATTAAAAGAACCCGATCCCCTTCATTCGGCACATTGTAAGGGTATCCGGCTTTTCTCAAATCTATAAAGTCAATTGTCATACTAACAACTGGCGTGTCCTGTAAGTTTTCTTTTAATGCCTTGTCTAATCCATCTATGGTTGTAAAACGTTCGTCATCTATGGAATCCGCTTCAATTAGCCCGAATTTATGTATATTCGGACTGGTGTATTCTCTCTCTAACCCGTCTTTACCATATCCACGAATATAAGTCGCAAGGGGCTTTGTATCAATTTCTCTTTCAAATGTTTTGATATTGAAATTGTATCTAAACTGAAAATCAGTATCTTCCCCTATTTTTTCTTTAAAGCTGGCGAGATTTCCACGAATCGATATTTCTGCCTTATAGCGCTCTAATTTCTTTTTTAGTAACGCCAATCGATTTTCTTTTCCAAACTCTTGAAAATCTTGTGCATAAAATTGATCAATAATTACTGTTTGATATCCTGTCCCTTCAAAGACAAAATCAACTGCATCACGAAAAGTCATGCTACCGTTATGAACTTTGTATTGTTGCTTATTCAGCATATTCACGTAAAATTCATGAATACATTCAACTCTTTTATAAAACTTACTTTCAATTGTTCTTTCTGCTAAATGCTTTACAATATAAACTTCACCATCAAATTCAATTTTGCTTTCTTCTTTTACCAATGGAAAAGAATGTGTATTTTCTTCTGTAGGATACAGTATTAAACTGATTCCTTTTTCCCCATTCACCCTACGAACTCTAGTGATAGTTGGAAACCCTGTTAGTATCTCTGTATTTCCTGCTATATCAGTTACTGTAACTAATTCCAACATCACACCTCCTTTCTATAAGTATTGGAAACGAAAATCAAATGAAATAGAAAAAGCGCCTTTAGCGCCTGTAATTTCAAATTCATTTATTCCTTCCCTTAAAGATATTACTTTTTTATTTGTGTCTCGAACAATGGACAAGCTGTTTTTCGTACTTCTCACTTGATCTATCACAATTGTATCTTTATCCGTTGTTGTGCCCGTATAAGTCCATTCTTCTTTCGTTGTTTTGTTTTTAATCTTGAGGTTTTCAGAAGCACCTTTAAAGATAATTCGTAAAGGCATTTGCCTTGGGTCAATTTCTACATGCCCTTTATTATCAATAGAGAAGGTAGCTGTTGTTTTTGTATACTCTGCTTGCATCTTTTCTAGCGTCGATTGTACGGACTCAGCAAACGCATTCGCTGATTTATACTGAATTTCTATAAGGCTGTAGTTTCCGTTCGCCTGTGGTTCTACTTCATACTTACTTGACACTCGTACTTTCCAACGCTTTTCAGGCTCTCTATTTGAAACAATATAAAACGGAGATTGCGAAGCGAAAAGACGGAACATAAAATTACGGACTTTATAAAAATCATCTATCCCATGTGGTTCTGCGAGAAATAAAGATTTTATATCATCCCTTGAATTAAAACTTCCACCTAAATCAATTTCTCCATGTCTCCCCTCTAACTTTTCGTATCCAGTGTTATAGAAAGGTGAATTAGGAAGAAAGTTTAAAACAGTAAGTTTGTCATTAGATGAAATAACAAACTTAGAACCATCTTCCTGAATAATTGTAAGAGTTTGATTTGTCATCGTCTCACCCCTGCATTGTATAAATCTGTCTCGAATTTCTGTCCTTGCAATAGCTCCAATGGAGATATTAATAATTCTGCAAGAACCATTCTATCTATTACAATTTGTAATGGTCTTTGTTGTGCAAGATCACTGTTACTATATGGCATATATTGTCCCTTATCTGTATTATCGTTGTCTGGTCGATACTGTATAACATTAGGATTATCAGATAACACTTCTCTCCATCTAGAAAGATTACCAACATCATAAATTGAAAGTCCTTCAAAACGTTCCATTTGACGCCCAATTTCTCTAACCATATTGCGCATACTCTCAGGAATATGAGTGATCCAATCGTTTTGCCAATCTCCATCCACAAAGATTGCATTAAAATATTTCGTTAAAGGATCATCACCTTTAAAACTAAATATTTCTTCTGGTTTAATAGAACGAATACCATCAATTGCCTCTGTAACAGAACCCTGCAAGGCATCTCGTACTACAGAATATTGACTCTTAATCCCGGTTGCGAGTCCTTGCGCCATTTGAACACCTGCAAATGCTAAATCATTGGATTTTAGCGTATTTACAAGAGACTTATAAGCATTTGCACCAAGAGTGCGGCTTTCATTTTCTGCCATATAAGATGTTTTTTGAATCCCCAGCGCAAAACCTTCACTAAAAGGTTTACCACCCTGATCACGTGTTAATCTTGATGGAGAGTTCATATTAAGTGTAGCCTTTAAAGCATCGAATGCACCTCTTGCTAAACTAGATGCTACACTTTGTACATTCCATCTACCATTAGAAATACCTGAAGCAAATCCACTAGAAAATGCTTCACCGGGACTAATCGAACTAACACTTTTCAGACCAGAATTACCACTTTCCGCTACATTAGAACCACTCGATCTCGCTTGCCCCTTTGTATCTTCCATACCTTGAGCAAACTGACTACCACCTTTTTGACCGTGTGGTGTACCATTAACGTTATTAAAGCCAGCATGAGCTGAAGCTACAGCTTCAAGAGCACTCCCTCGGATATAACCATTTTGATTGACGATACCACCTGCAAAACCTTGGCCCCCTTGATTACCTGCCGGGTTTCCATTAATCGTGTTAAAAGCACCATGAGCACTAGCGACTACTTGCAAAGCACTTCCTTTAATATAGCCATCATGATTTATTATCCCTTGTCCTAATTCACTACCGCTCTTATTCCCTCCACCGCCATCGGTTGTACTTCCCATAATACCTTCCACAGCTTGTTTTTTCCCTGTTGCTGCATTTTCTGGGGCTGTATTACTAGCAATTCCATTTGCGGTTGTTTGTGAGATATTTGAACCTTGTTGAGTTGTATCAATATTTGTTTTTTGCACAACCATTTGTCTAATGACTTCAAGCGCTGTATCTATGTTAATTTGTCCGTTTTGCAACCCTTGTGCAAGGGAACTAGCTGTAAACTGTCCATTAGGACCTAAATCATATTTTGTTTGATCGTCCAGTGTTATTCCTAACTTGTTAAATACATCTTGTACACCGATGAAGCCCATTTCCATGCCTGTTTTTAAAGTAGACATGATTTTGGTTCCATCTTGAGATAAATCAGTAGCAGTTAATTTAGATAAATGTTGTTGAAAATAAATAAACACAGCGTCAATACCAACTGTGCCTTCTTTCAAACCATTTACAAATTGTGTTGATGTCATTTTGCCCAGTGGGCCCAAATCAATTTCTAAATTCTTTTTAAGATCAAGATTTAATTTTGTAGCAATATCTGTAACGTTCATTTGCTTTAATCCATCCGCAAACGTAGTCATCACTTTAATACCCTCTGCGGTTAATGGTTTACTCCCCATCTCTACACGCATTGTATTTATAAGAGCAACCGCTACATCCTGAACCTTATATTTACCTGTTTTTATACCATCAACAAACTCTTCGACCTTTACTACGCCTTTTTCACCTAAGTTAACAGCCTTTGTACCATCTTCTAATGCATAAGCGATATCACTACCAATTTGCACAGCCTTTTCACGAGTTGATTGAAAAAGGCTATCATAAACAGTATTAGAATTGGCAATTAGTGCTTCACCATATCTTTTTACCTCATCAGCACTCTTTTTACGTAAGTCAGATTCTTTTGCGGCTCTGTCTTGAAGTCTCTTAAATAAATTCTCATTCGTACTCTCGATTATTTCCGAATTCTTTACATATTCGCCAAATCCTCGACCTTGGATTTTAATTTTTTCAGTTTCAGCCTTCGTGATACCCGTTGTTAAATCCATTTCAATTCCCTTAGATTTTAACACTTCTTGTGCTTGTTGAAGTTGTTGTTTATATCCTTCTGTTATTAAAATAGACTGATCAGAGTATTTTTTATTAATTTGTGCAATCGCAATTTCTTGCCCTTTAGTATCCGCTATTTTACTTTTTGCAAATTCTATTTCTTTCTGTCTTGCCTTATCTAACTCGTTCGTTAATTTTTTATATTCAGAACCTAAATCTTTTACTTTACCTTGAATTGTTTCAACAGAAGTATTGCTGTTGAAGTTATCCATTGCTTTACCTATTTTTTGAATCTCATCCACACTTTTTGAAGCTGCTTTTCCTACTTCACTATCGATAGCTTTTAAAGCTGTAAGAAATACCGACTTATCAGCTGCAGTCATCTTATATATCTGTCCATTATATTGTGTAAGTAAGCTTTGAATTTTCTCATTCGCTTTGATAACTGCCTCTTCTTGCGCTTTAAATACTTCCATTTGATCATTTAGAATTTTGTCTTTCGCTCTTAATACTGCTGAATCTGTCTCACCAGAAAACCAGCTATCTAAATGCGCCTGAAGTTTCCCTCTATCTTTATTAATCGCTTGAATGGCTTCATCCGCTAATTTACCGAACTCATCATGAGCACGTTGTACAGCTTCTTTTGCTTTTTCCCCAGTAAGCACCGGGATTTCATCTAACGTCTTAAAAGCTTTTTCTTTTAAATTCACGTATCCTTCAATTGCTTTTTTTGTACCTTCGCTTACACCCTCGCCGTATTTCCTGCTATCTTCTTCTGCTTGTTTCGCTTTTTTACCAGCTTCGGCAAAAGCAAATCCTAATGCACCTAATCCGATTACAACCCCACCAATTGTTGCAACAATTGGGTTCGCTATAATTGCACCTACAGCAAAAGAAAGCATTCCAAGGGCACTTACTACCCCTAATACTGCTGGAGCTAATAATAATGATGTACCATATACTTTTTTTGTACTATCATCTAATCCGTTAAACCAATCCACTACACCTTTAATTGATTCTTTTAATTCTGGTATGGCTTGTTTAGCAATATCTAAAATCACCTTACCAAGTGGTTCTAATGCAATTTGTAATTCTCTAGTGACTGATTTCCATTGCTTTGCATTTGTATCATAACCGTCAACCATTTTATTCATTGCACCACTATAGTTTCCTAAACCCGTTTCCATATTGTTTAGCGATAACATAGTAGTAGCTTCGAGATCTTCCCATTTCACGCCAAAAAGTGCCACGCCTAACTGATTTACTTTAATTTGATCATCAGTTGTTCGTAACTCATTTAAAACGGCATTGAAGACATCTTTTGAAGTAGCTTTCCCTTCTAACATTGCTTGCCAAACTTTTTGTGTTTCCTTACTCATTTGGCCCATCGCTTCTGTTGTGGACTTACTACCATCTTTAACACGGATACCAAACTCTTTCATTACATCATTCACATAGTCGAGATTATAAGCACCATTTTTACTGCCGTTAATCAGAATCGTAAACATTTCATCCGCACTAAATCCCATCTCATGGAACAAAGGACCATATTCACTCAAATTATCAAATAACTCATTAGAATAATTTAACCCTTTAGCTGACCCTTGTGCTAATAAATCAAATGCTTGTTGTCCAGATAAACCGAAACGACCCATTAATTGAGCTGCACCACGGGTAACCTCGTTTACATCAGATTCCATCGTTTCAGCTAAGATTTCACTATCACGAGTTACTTGTTTTAATGTTTCATCATCATTAATATCTTTGATATTACGCTTTACTTTAACTAAAGAATCGCTGACACTAGCTAAATCCTCACCATATCCTTCACGCCATACTTCTTTTGCTACAGCACTAACTTTTAAGCTTTCTTCTCTCGTTAGTCCTAAACCAGCCTGTACTTTTTTATTTGCTTCTTCAAATTGACCTGCATTTACTACTAATGCACCAACACCTGCCGCTACACCAACCGCGGCCGCTCCAAATCCTTGACTAATTCTCGAGCCAGTATCTTGCATTGTGTTTCCAACTTCGTTCATGCGTTCTCGCAATCTTCCAGAAACATTACCTACCTGTTCCATTCTTTCTTGTGTATCGCCTAATTCATTCCGATAACGATGTAAGGCTGCTGAAGCGTTATTAAAGGCTGTATCATTTCGGGAAACTTGTGCTGTTAATCGTTGTAAAGCTTGTGTGCCCTGTTTATATTCTTGCTGTAGTTGATTATATTGAGCTTGTAAATCTTTTGTTTCTTGCGCATTTTTCCCATATGCTTGTGTACTTTGCTGTATTTCTTGTTCCAATTGTTGCATTGATGTAGCTAATTGCTCACACTTTTGGCGCATTTCTTGTTGTTTTTGCTGTGAAGTCCTTAAAGCTTGCTCATAATGCTTCATTTTTTGCGTTTGCGCTTCAATCTTTTGATTTAAATGATTTGCCTTATTCTCCAGCTGGTCCATCTCAGAACCAACCCCACGTAACTGTTCTGAAGTATTTCTAAATTCAGCATCAATTCGTTTCAGACTTCGATTAATACCTGCAATTCCATTTTCAAACTGATCTGTGTCCAACCGGACGCGACCACCTATTGTATTATTACCTAATGCCATTCAATTCTCACCTACCTTTACAACCATGCTGGTGCTTGATTTGCTGATGTCACTCGATTTGTCTTTTGCTTTTTAGCCAAACAGGTAAAGTAAAACGCAATATCCATTTCGTTAATTTGATTTTGTGTCATTCCTGCATCCATAAGTACGTTGTATATATCGATTACGATGTCTCGATACTTGATTGTTTTCTTTTCGGTTTCATCTCTAGCTGTTCCATCAACTTTTTTTTCGCATCTTCTACCGTTTCCATTACTGTTATTGCTTCATTTAACCGCCCCATAATTGTTAAACAAATAGAATGTATTGTAAGAGATAAAAACCATACATGCGTACCATCAACAAATTCCTGTGCCGTAAATTGATTATCATACACTTTAGCAACGAAATTAGCTGCTCTTTCAATTGTTTCTTTTGGTACAAGATCTGCTTGTAATTCGTCCGCTAATGTAGATGCTTCAAAAGTTGCTGAACCCGGAATAAACTGTGGTAAATAAAAATCTTTTTGACCTTCTGCATTCTGTAAAGTAATTTTCATTCACTTTTCCTCCTAAATTAAAATAGGGATGGCATTTGCCATCCCATTATTCTTATTCTATTAAGGTGTTGCTACAGGTAGAGTTGGTACTGCTTTAAACCAATTCGCCGCTGCTGCTGCATCAAATCCAACTTCTTCTTCATCTAATCGATGTCTCCAGTTACCATCCGCACGTTGAATTGCTTTACCTTTAATTTTTGCGCTTTGGAATGTTGGTTTGTCTTCTGCTGTTTTATGTTCATCACTTGGGAGTTCAAACTTCATTTTGTAATAACATACATATAAATTTTTTCCGTTGTCGTATGGCAAACGATATAACAATGCTACATAAGGAGGAACATCACTTGTATTATCAACAACTTGACCTTTTACAACCTTTTTACCTAATAATTCCGCGTAAACCGTTAAAGACAACTTATCAACTTCTAACTCGATTTCAGTACCACCGAATGCACTAGCTGTCGCTGCTGGTCCACCTTCTGCATAAAAAGTTGCACCTTCTGCCTTAGGTGAAGCTTTACCACTAACTGTTTTCCCGATTCTTTTCGGTGTAGTGTAATTATATTTACCATCTGGCGTTTCAGTTAAAACTGCATAATGTAAATCCCTAAAATCAATAATCATTTTTTATCCTCCCTAATTTATGACTTCCGTTACAAAACGAAAACCATATCGATAAATTTTTGTATCCATTTCATAATCTGGATAGGTACTTAAACGCTGAAAAGACAGCTTTTTCATAGCTGCCTGAACTGCGGTTTTTAGTTGTGGTTTGATTGGTGACATTGACCATATATCAACTTGGTACATAACGTTTGAGGTTGTTTCCTCATTCTCCGCATACATTCCTGGAGATGTATTTAATTCAGAAAATGTAATCCATATAGGTGTATTGTCATTACCTTTTACAAACTGATATATGAATTCTCCACCTAACTCCGTTTTAATAACTGCATCTGTACGTAATACATCGAACACATCTTTATTGAAGTTCTTCATCGTCCTGTGACCCTACGCATAAATTCTCGTTCCATTGCTTGCAACACCTCTTTTTCACTCTGAACCAATGTTTTCTCTACAAAGCCTTTATGTGGAGGATTAGGATTTCTACTAGTTCCCCAATTTTGAAACTTCATATAGAAATGAGGTGATTGATCTGCTTTATCCCATCCTATTTCAACGAAATAAGAGCCGCCTTTTTTTACGACTCTTCCCTCTTCGATAGCATTTTTAGCATGTTTCCCATCCCACCACGGTTGCTTTGGTGTTGGTGTATTTGGTTCAGGTCCTACAGGAGAATTAAACTCTAGCTTCTGCTTAAATACTCCCGCACCCGCTTTTAATGCTTCTTTTGTAATTTTAGGGACATCTTGACCTAGCCCCTCTAATTCACGAATCCATTCTTCTATACCGAAGACCTCTAATTCTGCCAATTGGATCGCTCCTCACAAATTAGGCACATTTCCTTATGCTGTTCGTCGATATCAATAACTGACTTAATCTCATATAGCTTGCCATCATACCTTGCACGCATTGCTGAATTGATGCCTTTTCGATATCGGATTGTAAAATTTATCAATTTAATAACAAACTCCGCATTCCCTTGAAATATTTCTGATCTAAACCCTGTACCAAATGGCGTTTTAGCCTCTGCCCACACCTTTACGAACTCTTTCCATTCAGATGGAATAGCGTTCCCTTCCTCATCTTTTGTTTCTGATGATTTTCGTTCTAGTATGATTCGTTTATTTAATTTACTTGGATTCATTGGTTATCACCGCTATTGTAATCCCTTAATTGTAATATCGTGGTTTCTAGCGACTGCTTTAATGCCGGGACATTTAATGATTTATCTTGATTCTCATAGTTTAATAAAACATGCGTTATTACCGCGATTTTATATAGTGCCTTTTCACTTTCAGGAACACCAGATTGTAATAAGGATTCTTTTGCCCCATCGATTAGAAGTTGAATATCTGTATCCTCTTCATTTCCATCGATTTTCATTTTTCTTTTTAATAGCTCTAACATATAATCACCTATGATCCTGAAGCATTGGTTTTCGTTGATAATTCAACGCTTAACGGAGAATTTAATCCGTTATTTCCAACGGCTTTCACTTGATAAGAATATGTTGTATCACCAGTTAGGCCTGTGTCTTTATAGGTCGCTGTTACTGATGTCCCTACTTGTTTTCCATTGCGAAGTATTTGATACTCTTTAATGCCCCCATCATACACAACAGGAGACCAACTAATGTTGGTCGTTGTTACTGTTGTAGAATCAACTTTTAACCCTGTTGGTCCTTGGGGAGGATTAGGGTGTAGTTTGTACTTCAGCGATACGGAATGCTGATTTCAGTTTGATTTTATGGTCAAACCAAGCTGTTAAAACAAATAGTTCAATACCTGTTTTTACATCTTTGTCACGATCATAAATCATATTCGGATCGTAGTTGAAGTGAGAATATCGGAAATCACCAACAATAGGATTCACCGCTGAATCACAGAACTTTACTGGCTTCCCTAAAACTTGTTCTGGTTGAGCGTTATATAAAGTAGCACTACCATTAGCAAGTGTTTCAATTATTTCTAGATAATCTGTGTAGCGCATTTCAATAGTTGCATTTGCGCGGAAATCTTCATGCAAATCTGCAACTGCTGACTTAATAGCTTTATATAAAGTTGCGCCTTTAACTGACTTAATGCCAGCTTTATAGAATGACATAGATTCTTCTCCAGCTTTAGGTGTTGTAGCAAATGCTACTTTCTTCTCTTTTGCTGCTAAACCACTTTCTAACGCTTGATCTACAGTTTGTACTAAGTTTGTATCAGTTGCTGCTAAAACAGTCTCTGAAATAGGTACAAATACCTTAAATTTATTACGTCCGAAGGTTACAACATCACCTTCTGCTTTCAATTCCTTTGCTGTTGCTGTATCAGCAATAAAATCATCATCATCTAATGTAAATGTAACTTTAGGGATTTCAAGGTTTGTTACACTTGTAAATGTAGATACATCTCTTAATGGGTTTTTAACAAATGGTTCATGTAATAATTCAGTCGTCATTGTGGTTGGAAGAATCTTTTCTCCGCCTGTTGAATTTTTATCCCCAAGAGCTGCTCGTGCTTCTTGTGATAAGGTACCTCCACGAATCGTAGCTCGAACCAACTCTGCTTTTGCTGCAATTACCTTTTGCTTCGGATCTTCAATAGATTGCAAACCAGTTTGAGTTTGAAATTGTGCTTTTTGTTCAGCTTCCATTGTGTCATGTTGTTCTTTAATTACATTAAAGCGCATTTGAAGATCTTGCTTGGATTGTTGTAACACTTTAAGACTTTCCATAGTTGCGGATGGATCAATCGCCTTTTGAGAAAGCTCACTCTCTACTTTTTGTAGTTGTTGACCAATAGTAGATAAATTTTGTTTTAGTTCAAACAATGTATTTTTTGAGAAGTATTGAAAGTTACCAATAGATAATCGAAATTTATTTTTCATTAATGAATTCCTCCTAAAATTGTCTTTATATAGTCCGCGTTAGCTTTCGCTTCTTCGGCAATTTTTTGTCGTTCTAACATTTCATCGGATGATATGTTTGCTTGTGTATTTACTAATTGTTGTGGAACGTTTTTGTATTCCTTCATCCATTTTTCATCTAGACATGCTGCCGCATTATTTGCTGAGATAATTTCATCACAAAGTCCATACTCCATCGCTTCATCAGCTGATAACCACGTCTCTGCATCTAGTAATTGTTTTAATATATCTTCATCTAACTTATCACCAGCACGAGTTAAATAGTGTTGCACCATCGATTGATTAATACGTTCAATGTCATCCGCTGCTTTACGTAGCTGATCAGCGTTTCCTGATGCATATGTCCACGCATTGTGTACCATCAACATTGAATTCGCATACATAATGATTTTATCTGAAATCATAGGTAATACTGATGCACAAGAAGCACCTATGCCATCAATATAGGAAATAACCTTAGCTGGATGTCGCTGTAACATTGCAATAATAGCCATTGTTTCAAAGACAGATCCACCGGGACTATTGATATATAGGTTGATAGTTTCAATTCCATCACCTAATTCATCCAATTCATTTTTGAAAGTAATAGAAGATACTTCTCCATATTCCTCCCATGCATACTTTGTAATTTCCCCATAAATAAAAACATCGGCCGATTTACCATTGGCAGATGCTTTCATTTGAAAAAACTTATTCTGTTTGTTCTTTGCCACCGTTTTTCACCCCCTTCCGTTGAGTTGGCTCCATGTCAATTGGATATAAATCACCGCTTACCCAAAGTTTCGAAGCATTACCACCAACAGGTGGTTCGTCTTCTTTTTGGCGCACATCATCTTGTGATAACCATCCGCTCCTAATTGCTGCTTGATAATACGCTGTTCTTGAAGCTGTATCACCTCTTAACAGCCCTCCAAGGTTGAATTTAAAGTAATGTCCCTCTTGCCGTTCTTTTTTATTTAGCAACTTACGGTTCATTTCTTGCTCATACTGACGAACAATAGGAGTTAAAGTCATTTGAACAAATTGAATCATCAACTGTTCATTACTGCTATAACTTTGTCCTTCAGTGTCATTTAAAAATGTAACCGGAACATTAAAAACGTTAGCAACTCGTGAACGTGTAATTCGTTCTGATGCTAACGTGTCTGAAGCGAAATATTTCCGCTCCATTTCTTCAATATTTACACCGGGTTCTCTAAATAAAATGCCACCATTTTCTTGATAAAATCGTTTAAAATCATCAATGATTTTTTGCCTCTTATCACTATCTACCTGCGTCGCATAATCCAAAATAAAACTATCTTTCTTCTGCATTTCTGACAAACTAAATTCTTGTACTGCCTTATCATATTCAAGTGTATTTCGCAAAACATCAATTGGACAAATACCTTTCCATCTTGAAATACCTGTGATGTGTTTGACATGAAACATGTTCATATTGTGGATGTAATACGTGCCTTCAATCCCACGTACCTCATACCACAAATTATTATCATCCTTATTTAAAAAAGGTGTTACATAAGCGGATTCAATAGGAATTAATGATTCCACTTGAAACCGAATATCACGAACGATAGCTGCATATCCATTTCCAGTTTCATTTCTTGAAACTTCAATTTTATTTATCCATTCAAATCCGGTCATGTTTGGATTAGGTTCATTCATTACAACATCAGACACTTGATTAACAACAGTGTCATAATCCTTATAAAGCTTTAATGGCAAAGATGCTACCGTATTAGATAATCTACTAATTACACTAAAAATCGTCTCATTTGTAGCTAGCTTTGCATTATCAACACCCCAAAACTTCCTTCCAAACCACGAGGTGAAGTTATATCCAGCCCCTTTCCATCCTAATGATGCTCCTTTAATCGCTCCTTTAACACGATTAATCAAATTCAATTTCTCACCGCCTTTCTATTTAAAAAGATCGCTAACTGATATAAATTCAATATTTCCATCACCTTGTAATTGAGTTAACATCGGGATTACTTCTGTATGAGCATTTAGAAATGCTGCAAAGCCATCAATCTTTCGATATTTACTCTGTTTAGATGGTAAAAAGTTCCCGTTTCTGTCTTCCACAAGTTTTACATTGTTCATATACCAACGGAAAAGACGGTTTTTATTACTGATTATTTTTCCATCCAACAACAATTCTTTTACATCCTTTAATGCTGGACTTAAAGTTAAATGTCCTTGTCGAACTGGTTCGGTTTTAAATCCGTACGCTTTCAAATCTTCATTTAAACGGTAGGCATTAGCTGGATCATAAGTGATTTTCTTTATGAAATATTGTTCGGATTGCTCGACAAACCAATCATACACATACTCATACTTCACATACTCACCAGGGATAATAGTGAGCCAACCTTTGTCTTTAAACTCTTTAAAACTAATATTCTCGTTATCACGATCAACTTTAGTCTGTGGAACCCAACTGTGAGATAGTACAAAAACATTTCCATCATCTAAAGGGAACTCTAAACAAGCGCTTGTAAAATCTTCTGTTGCAGATAAATCATAACCTGCAACACATTCTTTACCAGCTAATCCCTTTATATCAATAACTCCTTCATTCCTTTTTAATATCTCAATACCAACAAAGGACATTTCATCATTATCAACAAAGAGGTTAAATTGTTTTGTAATCCAGTCATTCTTTTCAGCATCTGTATGCTTGTCTGTATTCCAATCATCAATAAGCGATGGAAGATCTAGCGAAACTCCCATATTAGGATTTGCTTTAATCCATAATTCAGGATTCTCAATTTCATCCACGCTGTCCATTTCAGCCATGAAATAAAACTTTCTATCTTGGTCGATAACTCCTTCCAAAACATCAGTTGCAATTTCATAGTATTGGACAAGTGGTCCTTCAAGCTGATATCCTGCTGTAGTGATGTAAACAATCATTGGCTGTTTACGTGCGCCACGTGATTTTTTAATAACATTAATTAACTTAAAGTTTTTAAATTCATGTATTTCATCAAAAATACCAAGGTGTGTATTTAATCCGTCTAATTTCTTACTATCTGATGCACGAGGTTCAATTTTAGAATGAGTTTTATCATGAAAAATCCCTTTCTGATTTTCGCGTAAATGTTTCCGAAGAAAGGGTGATTTTTGAACCATTGCACGACTTTCATCGAATAATTCTCCAGCTTGTTGTTTTGTATTTGCCAAAACATAAACACGAGCACCCGGCTCATTATCTTTAGCTACAGCATAATTGGACAAACCAGAAATCATTGTAGTTTTTCCGTTTTTACGTCCAATAAAAATAAGGCCCTCACGAAAGCGCCTGTAACCTGTATCTTTATGAACCCATCCATACAAAGAACCTATAACAAAGTGCTGCCACGGTTGTAGAACTAGCCTTTTATAGTCACCTTTTGACGGACGACAGAACTTTTCGATATATCGTATAGGCCGATGAGCTTTTTCTTCATCGAATATCCAAGGAAACTCTTCAGTACCCTGTCTCTTCAAATCATTTAGATGACGTTGACAAGACAAGATATTTTTCTTACTAGCTTTTATGTTTCCCTTCACAACTTGTTCTGCATACCAAGTTGTTCTTAGTTCAGGAGAGGGATCTACCAAAATATAAAAATGCTTTATCTGTTCATTTCGCCAATTTTTATACCACTTGGATATTTCAGATGGCTTAGAAGTCGTCGAAATCATCATCAGAGTCTCCAGTTAGCTCTTCCTGAAGCTTTTTACGGCTTGCCCCAGTCAACCCTAGCTCCCCTAAATATTGACGTATCTGCTGTAAATACTTAGGTATCTCTGATATCAAAGGGTGCTTAGTCAGATTTGTAGCATTAGCTTTATTTGTATGCTCCATTGTCAGCCCTTCTTTTTTAACATTAGCTGCCATCTCTCTAAACATTTGATAGCTGAAGGCAATCGTTTCAACTACAATAGGATCATTGATTTCAGCCTTCCCTTCACCTTCTAAAACAGACCAAATACGAATCCAAGTATCTTTTCCTACCTTTTTTAAATGGGTAGGTGGTTTTCTCTCATTCAATCCTTTATCCACGATATCACCTCACTTACATTTTATGGATAAAAAGTGTTGTCTCAAAAATAAAAGTCCTCTGTTTTTGAGGTTTACCCCCCTTTAGAAAAACCACTTGCGCTACGCACGAAGGAGGCATCCGGTCTGGGCAGAAACGGCTCTGAACAATAAAAGGAGGGGGGCTATATAAATTCTTTGTTCGCTTTTACTTTTACAAACTGAATCTTTCTTTTATTTTTCTTTTTCCCTCCACCCTTTTCTGGATGTTCTTTGTTATGACATGCATTACATAAACTAATTAAGTTATCTAATGTTAATGCAAGTTCAGGATATTCACTTCTTTCTTTGATATGATGGACCATATCAGCAGGTACTGGTATCAATGGATCATGCTTCATGCACTCTTGGCAACGGTAGCTGTCCCGTATCAGCGCTAACTCTCTACACCTTCGCCAAGCTGTGCTGTCATAGAACTTCTTCGCTTCTTTATCCCGATTGTATTTATCATAGAACTTTCGTTGTTGTTTTGTTTTGTTTTCAGTCATTACTTTGAACTATCGCTTGATCTATGACTTCACCATTACAATATAATTCAACAGTTTCAACTACGCCTGTATACTCGCTCATAAACTTTTCTAACTTCTCGAATGCACCTACACATTCATTGATAGCTAATGTAAGTTCTTCTATATTTGCTTTTGCTTCCGTCGTATCAATATCAATGTGAGCTGAAACAACATTTTGTTTTTCCATCCTTCAACACTCCTTAATTAATTCACTGTTTAAATGTTACTAATTTGACGGCACTGTCTTGCTAAAGGGATAAAGCCTTTTAAGAGATTCATAGCATTTTTATTTTGCCACCATCTATCTAACAAGACTATTCGTGCATTCATTGGATTAAGTCCATCAAGAGAAAACGAGCTATTAGATATGAAACGAGGTATTACATGTTTTATTCCAAAATGATTCTTTATTCTTTTCCAAACTTCTTCCGCGTGCTTTAAATCATTACCAACAATCCATAACTCTTGTTGTTTATTTTCTTTTAGTTCATTTAACAATCTCTTAAGATAAATCAAATCGGATTTATCATGATTCATCTACCCTCACTCCTTACTTAACTATGCTTCCGTCCATTTATAACTAACTTCTTGAGTGACTTTATATTTGATTGGAACTAATTCACCATTTACTAAATTCGCAATCTCTTTCGCTTTTTTCTCATTATCAAACTTTTTAGCTATCCCTTCACTTCCAGCTAGATCAATAACAGGAAACGGACAATCATAACCTACACTAAATCCAGAAACCCATAGGCGACCTACCTTAACCTTGTACTTGAATTTTATTTCATCCATCCTTATTTCCTCCCTAAAAATAAAAAGCATCCAAACGGATGCTTTTCTCTCAATTATTAATTTATGTTTTAATTGCGGTACGTGAAGTTTTATTCTTTTTCCAATTACCTAATGTTGTTACAATCATCTGTACCAACATTATTAAGTAACTGGAAGAAGAGCAAAAGCTCTTCTTATTAACGGTACATTCAATCATTGCCATCTGCTGGTTTCGGATTTTATGTGCCGTCATTACGAACCGTTTAGAATTTTAGAAACAACATAGTGAGTTGTGTTTTCCGCCACTTCTCACAATACAAATATAACATGTTAAAAACCAAAACGTGTCCGTAAATAGTTCGCAAATTGTCCGCGAATAGTTCGCGTTTTTTCTTGTAATAAAATTAAAAAAGTGATTTCCTAAATTCCCTTACTTTAGCTGGTTTAGAAATAAGTTCTTCCACAATAAAATTTAATAACCAAAATAATGTGATAGCTATTTTAGGGTTATCATCTATTTTTATCTTTCCTGGATGTACAGCATTATTCCCAACTAACCTTACTGCGTCTAATGCATCAAAAACAACGTCATTAATGTTATCTCTTTCTTTTAGCAATTTAATATTTTGATAAATATTATTACCTTTTGGACACTTTAATTCTATGAGCAGTTTTTCTAATCCCAATCTAAGTAATGCACATGATGATTTAGGTGAGAGTTGTACAATACTCCTTGCCTCATTATATAAATCCCTTATCTCTTTGGGCATATCAAGATTGGGATCATCAACACCATGCTTATTAGGATAGATTATATTTCCATCCTTCCACAACAAATGCTGGTGACAAATAGAACAAATACTTATATGTAATTTCCAGTCTTTTTCCACATTATCTGGTTCAACGTTTTTACTATCCCCTGTATTTGTATTTCCGTCTGGATCAATTTGATTTGAAACTAATCTAGGACGTCCTTTATACAGTTCCCAACCAATAAATGTTAAATCCCCACTTCTGCATGATAAAAGATGCCACTCAAATTTAGTTGTGCATTTGCAATGTGGACAATTAAAAACTTCTGCATGTAGCCTCGGCGATTCGCTCTGTTTTTTCATTATCTTTCCCCTTTCCTTATCCATATATCAAATTATGAATATTCCGCCTTAATAAAGCAACTATTAAAAATTTATTAAACAAATTTAATGTTTTTTGCCATGTTTCTGTTATTTAATTCTAATAATCTTTAAAAATGAATTAGCTATAAACTAGAGTGTGTTAAATTCACCAGTACTCATTTAACTCATATGTATCAAGCCTTCATGCATTATTAGAGAAATGAATTTGACACGTTCAGTTTGTAGCTAATTCAAAAATTGATAAAAAAAGAAAGAAATTAGATTTTAAATTTCCTTTGATAATCGTTTAATGTATCTTGTTCGATTCCGATATATCTCAATGTTTCTTTTTGCTCTGTATGATTTAGCATTTGTTGTAAAACTGCTACATCTCTAAACTGTTGATAATGATGATATCCGTACGTTTTACGTAAAGAATGTGTCCCAATACGTTCTAATCCAAACTCTTGTGCTGCTTGATTCAATATCACATAAGCCATTGCCCTTGTAATCGGTTTGTTTTTCCCATTCCTACTTTTAATCAAATACTCATTTTTAGGTTTCCCTTTTGTATAATCACGAATCGCCTTCTTTAATTCTGATGGCATCTTAATATCTTTTATTTTTCTTGTTTTCTTTTCACGTATAACAATATTCCAACCCTCTACATCACGAACACGTAAACGCAATATATCTGATATCCTAAATCCAGTATTAATACCAAGAAGAAACAGAATGTAGTTTCTTTCATTCTGCTTCTTATAGAATTCTTTTATTTCTTGTATGATTTCTTTATTTCGAATCGGCTGTACAATATTCATACTATTTCTACCTCTTCAGTTTGCGCCTTTTGTTTAAACACTTCTTTTCGCAAACTGAAAGCTAAACGTAATAAAGCTTTTCCTTTCACTTTATAATACGTGGTTCTACCTAATCCCACTTCATCCATAATGTCTGGATCGTAACCCTTCTCTTCCTCCATATAATACATATGAATAATCTGTCTTTCTCTTTTGGGTAGCCTGTTGACAGCTCTATGAACCCAATTCATAAATTTATCTCTAGCCATCTCATATTGTACCCTTTCAATTGCTATGTTTTCGGTAGAACTGTTGAATTCATTCGTTACAGATGGAGGAACAATTGAATAAGATGCAGTTACTTTAGGTAAAATATCACTTGGCATTTGAGATAAATACATACGATACTCCTCAAACACTTTTTCAACTTCGGTTTTTGTCTCTTCTTCATCTAAAACAGGCATTTTAAATGATAATTGTTTATTCATATTAAATTCCTCCATTGTTATTATTTTTGTCTCAATGCTCCACGTCTACGTTCATAACGTGGTCCATGAACTCCCATTAACTCTTCAATTTCACGAGTACTAAATTTTTCTTTTCGCTTTTTCTTGCCTTTCTTCTTTGCTTGTTTTGATTGCTTTTTCCACTCACGTAGCTGATCCTTTAACACCTTCATTCCCCCATCTCCCTTTTTAAATTAAAAAGGACACCTATTCCTAAAACAGCTTTAATTGCTGCTTTAATGAATTGGTGTCCTCTAGTTTTCTAGCCGGACTATATTCGAATGTTATTTTAAATATCCCAATAGTCACTATTAACATCATTAGTATATTTGCTGATTTCCTTCTCTCTCCCGCACTTTTCACATTTATAGTAACTAACTATCCCCATCTTACCGGTTTTAAAATCTTCACTATCTTGACTTTTAATAAGTTTATATCTATGTATACATTTAGGTTCTTTTAATTTATCCAACCACTTTCCTAACATAACTTAATCACTCTCCTCTTGATGATAGTCTTTCTATTCCCATCTTCTCTTAAGAATACATTAGAAAAGTTTCCCAATCAACGGAACGTGATAGCCTGTTTTTCTATAAACAAAAAGGATTATTTTGTTCAGATTCCGGTAAAGTGTTAATATGCTTCATAAAGGAGGTCTACTAATGAAAAACCCCTGGAAGAAAATCTCTTTAATTGCTTTCATAGTAATTGTCCTTTTAATAATTTTATATTTTGGTGGCATGTCATTTTTTTGGAACCAACCCTGAATAAAACTCAATATTTCGTCAATACTTTAGATACATGGTAATCTTTTCTCTGTTTTCCTTGGATGAGCAGTTAGCCTTTGCTAGCTGCTCTTTTAATTACACATTTTTGTCTTAATGCTCATATATTATTGAGAATTAAAAATTCATCTCATATTAAAGGAAAAGTATTCTTTTTCATTGCTCCACTCCCTCTTTAAAGAACACCGTTTGAACAAGGTCTTTAAAGAGGGAATACATTTAAAAATCTTGGTTACACTGTAAACAGGCTGGTGAATAGCCGACTTCCGATTTTACTAATACCCACTCTACGTCTATTACCTTGGGCCGAGCAGTTAGCTTTTGCTAACTGCTCTTTTATATTGAGTTAATAATAAAATTCAGGTCTTATTTCTTTTTTCACACCATATACTTCTAACCTAGACCCAGCTCAAAGTGTTACCTCCTATCTTAAAGAGCACTTATGCATGGTGCTCTTTTTTAATTTACTTATTTCTACAAAATGAAATTTTTGTATTAATCCTCATCTAACGCTGTAACAGTTAAATAATTACGCGCTTTCTTTCTGCTGGCTACTCTCTTTATATAAGATGGTGTTTTATAAAAAAGGATTGTCTTAGGAAGTACGCTCAAATGTTGAGCGCATTCCTGTATAGTTCCGATACATATTAGCGATTCACCCTTATAAATGGCGTACTCCTTTAACTCCATTATCCAACTCCCCTTTGCTCTAAAATTTAAGATTATTTTCACTTCCACATAATATTTTAAATTCTGCTTATACTATAGCTGTAACTTAAAGTTACATATCATTTACTTGTAGGGCCTAATTTTCCTTTATACAACAAGTAGTTAGCCAATTAGGCTGACTGCTTTGTTGTACAAAATGAAGTTTTAATTTAGTTTTCTTTCCTGCATAATATTTTGATATTCACTTATACTATAGTTGTAACTTTTTGTTACAACATATATCTGTATCCAGTGAAACTTCTAAAATTGTACAATAGAGCGGTTAGCTACTTCAGCTAGCTGCTTTGTTGTGTAAAATAGCGTTTTTGTTCAAATACTTCACGTCCATAAAAAAATTACATTTGGTATCACATACTCTTTTACATTAAGAGTTTTGGTCAGAAGAGCACTTATATATGGTGCTCTTTTTGGTTTGGAATGTGAAATAGAGGCTTGCTCTTAAAACCTTTCATATGATTGTTATAGTTTTTTCCTTACACCCATATGTCTGCTTGCTCATAAGTTGTTAAAGTATAAATATAAATTGACTAGTTAGTTTATAACGGAGGTATAAAAATGAGTAAATTTAAAAAGAAATGTCACATCCCATTTCCATGTGCCTTTCCGTTGCCCCAAATCGGGTCTACTGGATTAACCGGTGCTACTGGGCCTTCGGGACCTACTGGAGCTACCGGACCTTCAGGTGGACCTCGGGGACCTCGGGGACCTACCGGGCCTACTGGAATTCAAGGTAGCCTGGGACCTACTGGGCCTCAAGGTATTTCTGGACCTCAAGGGATTCCTGGGATTTCTGGATCTATTGGTCCAACTGGACCTTCGGGAATTCAAGGTATCCAAGGCATCCAAGGCATTCCTGGCATTCAAGGTCCTATTGGACCCACTGGAATAACAGGGGTCACTGGAATTCAAGGGATTCCTGGCATTCAAGGGATTCCTGGCATTCAAGGGATTCAAGGGATTCCTGGTCCGACCGGCCCTCAAGGGATTCCTGGCATTCCTGGTTCTGTAGGTCCAACTGGACCTTCTGGAGCTGTTGGACCTACCGGCCCTTCCGGGGGACCGCCAGGACCAACGGGCCCCACTGGACCTTCTGGGGGACCACCAGGACCAACCGGAGTGACTGGCCCCACTGGACCTTCTGGGTCACCAGGACCAACCGGACTTCAAGGTATCCAAGGGATCCAAGGGATTCCTGGCCCCACTGGACCTCAAGGCAGTCAAGGGATTCAGGGGATTCAAGGTAATCCGGGGCCTATTGGTCCTATTGGACCCACTGGAATAACTGGGGCGACTGGAATTCAGGGTATCCAAGGTATTCAAGGTAATCCGGGACTTATTGGACCTATCGGCCCGACTGGCCCAACTGGGCTTCAAGGTATCCAAGGCATCCAAGGCATTCCTGGGCCTACTGGATTACCAGGAACCGCTGGAGCTACCGGACCTACTGGGCCTACCGGTCTTACAGTATCTGGGTTATCTCATTATGCTTATGTTTTCAATACAGCAGCTCAAGTTGTTGCCTTAGAAGCACCTATTCTTTTTAATTCACATGGTAGAATGACATCTGGTTTTACTCATACACTGGGAACTTCTCAATTAATGGTTCTTAATGCAGGAGATTATAAGATTTCTTTTTCTGTATCAGGAGTTGAACCTAATCAATTTACGCTCTTTTTAAATGGTGCTCCAGTTACCAACGCAGTTTATGGATCAGGTGCAGGAACTCAGCAAAACAATGGGCAAACAATTCTCTCTTTAGCCGCAGGTGATATTATTACCCTTAATAATCATACTTCCGCTGCTGCGGTTACTCTGCAGACTTTAGCAGGTGGAACACAAACAAATATAAATGCTTCGATTGTAATTGAAAAATTAAATTAATTTAATCATTTATTTCTTGAAACTCTGGCAGTAAATAACCTAGAGTGGATTCTTTTTTAACAAGCAGTTAGCTTTTGCTAGCTGCTCTTTTAATTAAAATAACTATTTTGTTATAAAACTGCACCTATCTAAAAACCATACATACAATATCTTGGGTATCCTTTTTCAATATTAGTTTTGGTCAGAGAGCGCCTTGGAAGGCGCTCTTTAATTTTAAAATCTTTTCACATTTAAACTGGACAAGCATATATTATTGTATCTTCTCTTTTCTTTCATAAAATTTCACTTTTGTTGAGACAACAATCCTCTTCGGATGTTGTCTTTTTTCTTATGCGTCCAAATAAGGATTTTGTTTTACTTGTACTAGCTACCCGTCCCTTGTATAAATGCACTTTTTTTTACACACCATATTAAAATCCAAATAATTCTCTTTTAGGACGGTACTAATATGAACAAGGCATTAAAATACATTTTAATCTTCTTTTGTGCGATGTATTATATTGTAATTATTGGCTGTATTGTCTATCTAAACTTTGTTTAAGAGCATTTTATTCCTCCAAGCAAGAAATGAATCTAAGAACGAACATAAGCATTTATAATTAGGCATAAGGAGCGCTCCACAAGGCGTTCTTTAGCTTTAAAATAAGAATTTTGTTAAATTACTATTAACGTTTTAGACTTCCTTGAATACATTAATATCACAAGAAATTCTATATGGTGCTCTGGTCCAGTTACCTTGAATTTCTTGCAGACCTTGTGTGAAGAATCCGTTTATAACAAACGGGTTCTTTTATTTTTGGTTATAAAATAACTATTTTGTTCGTCTTAAACCAATTTACTGTTATTTGAAAAAACGTAAACATTTATTCAATGTTTTTTCTAAATACTCATGTTATTATTTATTCGCTGGTGTTCACCATTCCAAGAACTCAGCTCCCTGTACTTTCTATAGGAGGAAAGTACAGGGTTTATCTTCAATCATTTCTGTATATTTACACAAAATCAAAACTTATAACAATCCAATAAATTAATGCTTTTGTTCTAATTGGTTTCAACTCATTACAAATATAGCAAGAGGTATGACTATAAATATTAAAAATACAGCCAGTATCACTAATAGAATGTCTCTCATCCATATTTCTCCTTGTATAATAAATGACATTTGTATATCTTTTGCTTTAACCATTCAGTTATACAAATTGTTTTATTCTTCTGGAATTTCTATATCCCTGGATAGCTAACTACCTCATTCCATTTCTTAATAAAATTCAAATTTTAAAAGAATGCTAGTTGCCCACCCGGTCTTTCTAACAATGAAACAAGTACCTGCTCTGGTGTTTCTTTAACTTCTTCTCGCTCTACTGCTAATTCCTCAAAATTAGCAAACCAATGTATTGGAAAACATCCACATAATTTTTTGCGTTCACGATCATGCCAGAAGAAACAATGATTACCTTTAGGCTTTATAATGTAATCCTTAAGCGGTTTATTTTTATAACCTTTTGTTCGCCAAATCAGTTGCGCTCTATAAAATAAACTTTTATCTAATTTAGGTGTATTATCTTGCGGTTCTGGTGTCCAAACCTCTTTTTCCACCACTTGAAATCTCTCTGCTGGATAACATCCAAAATGCGATTCTTTACGATCAAATTTGCTGACAAAGTAATGATTTGGCTTTGCTGGGAATAAAAAATATTCTTCATTTATTCCCAGTAGCGCTGAATGGTCTACATCTATGCATATACCTTTCATCTCTTAATACCCGTTATTCTGGCGTTGATGATTTACTTCGTTCTTCTTGTAATAGCCTTGTTCAATTTCTTCAAATGTGAATCCTAATTTTCTACCTAATCCTAAGAAGGAGTATAATAACTCTTCATACAGTTCGATATCTTGAGTTGCACGAAATTCCGATACAGCTTCATATACATTGTTAAATTGATTGACTAACGAATTTGATGCGTAAACTCTTGATTTAAGCTCCAACATTGCTAAGTTATACTTTTCAGGTTTAAATCCAATACCATTTCCTAATGATGCTATAAAGTGCAATCCGTCTACATATTCCATTAAAATGACTTCTTTTTCACTAGGACCTTTATTGCTCCAATGCTTAAAGCATCTTGTTTCATTTGCAAGTTCTCCAATTTCAACCTGTAGAGCAAGGATCATATTGTAAAACAAATTTTTCCCTTCCAATCCATGTTCCTTAACGATTCTTGTATCTAACACCTTTTGCATTTCAAATATTTTAGTTAAGTTCATTTTGTTTTCCCCTTCCTATTTAGCAAATTCCTAATCCTTTCGGACGATTTTCAATTAAATACTTATCAGCCTGATCTATTACTAGAAGCGCAACCTCAGCATGGTGTCTCCTTAGTTCTTCTGCCATCTCTGGTAAACTCACACCTTGATTCCACATTTCACGAAAACGAATTACATCTCTTTCATCCCAAATGAAGTTAGCTTCTTCTAAAGCGATATATATTTTTAAACGCGATTCTTTCATCGCTTCATGATTTCTTGCTACACTCATAAGCGAACCTACTTTCTAAAAATGATTATTTTATCTTTTCAGTGAACTTAGTATCCACACGATCAACTTTACCGTTTATCCAAACCGCGACTTGCTCACCAAATCCGCTCATTGGTGGATTTACTGCTGTTACATTTCCGTCCTTCACTATTAAAAGCTTGTTGCTGCTAACATCGATTTCTTTCTTCATATGTTCCTCTCCCTTTTTCTCACTTCATATACTTAACGACGTCTGGCTTGAAGCCACTTCCTAAATAAATCCTTACTGGAATATCTTCCTTTTTATCTCGTGCTGCCTTACACAGTTCTTCTGCGGTTTCCCAATTACATGAACTATCAATTGATCGCTCATATCGCCAAATTGCTATTGCGTATTGTTCAAATAATTCATAACGATCATCTGGTTCCGTTTTACATGGTAACTCATCTGTACACTTTGCATTCTTTGGAACATGAACGCGTACATCTGCATATGTAGTGCGTCCAGTTCCCCTTTTCACATTCGCTTTCATTACATCGAACTGACAAATTTCCGGTTCTACATCGAAAATATTGAGTTGTTTAGGCATTTACAATCCCACTCTTCTCAATGACGCCCAGCAACTTACTTGCACCTTCCTTACTTAAAAACATCCGACCATCTAGCAAGTCCATGTTTGATTCAGAAACTTCACCCGTTACAAAGCATGACTTTTCATGTTTTCTTAAAACGATATTTTCCCCTTCAACATGAAATCCTAATGCTGTACCTTCAGCAATCCCCAAAGTTCTGCGTAACTCAACCGGAATTACTACACACCCTAGCTCATCCACTTTTCTTGTAACGCCTGTGTTTTTCATACCTTACTCCCCTTTAGTATTTTTATATTTGTTTAATATCTCAGCAAAACGTTTCTGATTGTCATCACTTTGAGGTTGCTGTATTGGCTCCTGTTCTTCTTGTTCCCGTAACCAGTCCGGTACATTTTCTGTTCTTTTTACGTAAACTTTACCAGTACGTTTATTGTTTTTCTTACTCATTTCGAATCGATTATCTAATGCAGCGACATCATTTAGTGTTTTTACTTTTGCCTTTTCCCAACTACTTAAAATACTGCGGATATATCTCCATTTTGGTACATTTTCATCAATTGCTTTATTAACAGCGTGAGTAATTAATTCATTACCGAATCTGTCACAAAACTCACCTAATTCTTGGATTGCAATTTCACTTAATGGAATTCCCTGTTTGAGTAAAAAGTTGTAACTGATTTTAAATTCTTGATCAATTAATTTCTGAGACGAAGTAGTGTTATCATCATCATTTATATTTGTAGTAATCTCTGTAGTAATATTTGTAGTAATCTCTGTATTTGTCTTACGTTCTAATGTAAGAGCCTCCTCCGTTTCATCGTAAGAGGGTGTTCCTTTAGAATGTAAGACCCTCTTACTTTCTGATGTAATAGGGCTATTACGTTTCAATGTAGGAGGGGTGTCGTTTCCCCAATACATAACGGATATTTTCTGAATTATTTCGGGTATAGGTTCAACATACATAACGTTATTGCATCTTGTTCCGTTAACAACAATCGTCCTAAATTCAATTTTTATAAGACCACGTTCTTTTAAAAAGTCACACGCTTCTTTTACTTGCCTTTTTGTAAATCCAAATGAATCGGCTAATTGTTGATAACTCTTTTGAAGCATGTCTGCCTTGAACTTTTGTTTATATTGAACTTGACTAGATTCTTCATTTCTTACTTCAGTAGGTTTATACCAATAAACGAATTCCCCTAAGATAGTAATTGCAACAATATTAGGTTTGCCATTATCTAACGTAAGTGTCTTAAACCATCCATGGTCTATAACATTGCCACGAAAATTTATTTGACCTATTTGTAATACCTTGTTGTTCATGCCCTTCACTCCTTTGCGTAAAACTAATGTTCTATTTCCTGACTTACCGTGGTATACTTATAACAAATCTTTTTTCTTAAAGGACCCATTGCCGTGGGTCTTTTCATTTTGTACTACGTCACTCCAAGCCCATTTTTTAATTGGTTCGTAAGTGATGTATAGTAGCCATGCACTGCATGCGATAAACATTGCGAATACAACTAACGATGTTGTATCTTCCACTAAATCACCTCCTTTTGTAATTCAAGCCAAGCTTCTAAATCTTTTTGTAGGAAAAGTAGTTTTCGCCCATCCCTAATTACTGGAAATTGTGGGTGGTTTGCTAATTCATACACTCGACAAACTGCTATGTTTAGATAAGCTGCCGCTTCTTTCACTCTCATTACTTTATTTGGTTGTGCTTGTTGTTGAAATGAAGCTAATGCTGCTTGAATTTCCTCTCGGACAACTTCGCGAATTGATTCTTTAATGATTTGATCTAATCCCATTCCGTTCTGCTCCTTTCAAAATAGCCAAATTATATTAAAGATAGATAATCATACTAACCTTGGTCGCCATGCATTTATGTATGAGATTGCTTCGTTGAAATCTTTCTGCAAGATGTTGCAATAACTATTTACAGCAAATGCTGACTTCACATCTCTCCATGCTGCTGAGAAAAGTTTCTTTCTACTGTCATGAACAACTTGATTAATTGTCCCTTCATCCCAAAGCTTGTACACTCTTCGATTTAATGCATTTCTTATTGCTTGTTGTTGACTATAGTCAACTGTCATACGTTGGTTAACTGTTTGTTCCAATTGTTCAACTCGCTCATTTATCTTTGTTGTTCCTAAAGCAAGTAGCTGAATTTGATCGAATGTATTTTCAGGAGCATTCTTTTTCTGATTTTGAATAAATGTTTTCATCCGTTTGAACTCTTGTAAAAATTTAATTTTCATTTTCATTGCCTCTGCTGTTATGTAGCTCATTGCAACAATCGCAAACGCATCTTCTGTAAGATTAAACTTTGGATACCATTGCTTATTTTGATAATGCTGGTATTGGGTATGCTCAAAGTTGAGCTGCCCCCATTCTGTTTCATTCGCCTCAAATAATTTTTCTAGTTGGACTTCGATATCTCGCATTACATTTTTATGTTCTTTCCCAAACATTTGAGCCATTGTCAAACTATCCGTAACTACTTTATTCTTTTCTGTAAAAACAAACTCGCTTACTGGATTTTGCAAAACTTGTAACGAATCCATTTCTATTCCTCCTTTATTCAAATGATAAATTTTTTATCATTAAATACCGAAAAATAATCAGGAAACAGTTCTTTCACACTCATGTTAAATACATCCTGATACTTAACCATTATATCTGGTCTCGGTATATATCCGCCTTCTATCTTACGAACATAAACCGTTGAAACACCAACCTTTTCAGCTAATTGTTTTTGTGTGAATTTCATCTTTTTCCTTTCATTTCTTAAGATGTTATTCATTTAACCACCTTCCATTTCAACTCGCGTTTCTTTGTTGACTTCAGTATAAATGATAAAATTTTTATCGTCAACAAAATTTATAAATTTTTTATCATTTTTGTGAAAAGGGGTTTAAAGTGATAAAATTTGTATCTATAATGTAATTAAGGATTTACTGAGAGGGGAAAATTAAAAATGACTTTTGGAGAGAAATTAAAACAACTGAGGGGCAAGCGTACGCAAGGCGATGTAGCCAGCGTATTAAACATATCAAGAGCAACATACTCACATTTAGAAAATAACCGAATTGAACCTAGTATGAGTTTATTAAACTCTATCGCTGATTTATTTTGTGTTTCAACAGACTATTTATTAGGAAGATCTTCAGATCCACGTTTAACTGAAGAAGAAGACAAAACTGCTAATGAAATGGCTAGACGATTTATGGAATTGGTAGCTGACCTTCCTAAAGAAGAACAAGAAAATGCTTGGAAGCAAGCTGCAATGTACGTGAATTTCACTAAAAAACAAAATTAAAAGAAGCTTACCACTTAGTTAGCTTCTTTTAATTTTGTTTCTGTATATGTATGAGTAGTGATTTCTTTTAAAACCTCTTCAGCTTTAGTCCCCTTATTCTCTAACAACCACTTCGCCATTAATTCCTTTGCTAATTCTTCTTTCATCATCATAATTTCCCCCTACATCCCGTTTATTATATGTAAACCTTTTTAGTGGAAAGTTTTTGTCGTTTCAGTCAAAATGTTTCCATTCCCTATAAAGCAGAAATGACACTATCTATTTGATAGTGTCATTTCTAATATTATATTAATTATCCGCCTCCAGGGCCTGGATCAATCATGTATAGAGTTGTTTTTTGTTCTTTAGCATTTTGCACCTTATCTTTTTCTGTCACTTGAAAAGCTGTGATAGAAAGACAAGCTACAGTAGCAATAGTTATAACTATTTTTACAAGCTTATTTTTCAAGTGTTTCACCACCTTTAATGTATAATTCGATTATAACATTCCAAGGCTGTTTTCGGTAGAAAAATATAGAAAAAATCACCTGATTTAGAAAAACTTTCTATAGACATTTCTAGGTACTTTTTCCCTTCTTCCCCTCCAACTGCAAGCCCCATATAATACAGTTGAAAACTACTAAGATACCCATTTTTATTTTGTAAAGCTCGCAATATTTTAATTGCTTTTTGATTTTCACCTAGCCTTACATATAAAAACGCTTTTTCGGCATCATTTAAATTTCCTAGGTTAATGGTACTTAAATCTTTCTTATGATATATTCTTAAAAATAATAGGGTATTAAGTACTTTCTCTCTTCTTACTTCTAACTTCTTGTTCACAGGATCTCCAATAACGTTTAGTGATTGCTCCATGTACTCTTTTGCATTTTGATAATTAGAGAAAACATAACTTTCTCCAATTTTGCAATATGCTACTGCTTTTGTGCTGACATAACAATTAGCCTGATCATTTATGATTTCAAAACATAATTCCCGTGATTCTTCTAAATTATTTTCGTGAAGTGTAACGAAAATTTTCATCTCCTTAATTCTTAATAGAAGCGAATCTCTTAAGGTATGACATTTGATTCCCAAAATGTCAGGTAATAATTGTTGAATATATTCATTAACCATCTTGTAATTACCTAGATCAAAAAAAGAATATATTGTATTCAGTACCGATATTATTACCAGTTCATTATCTGTATACTTTTGACTTTTTCTCATTTTATCAACTTTTTCAAAGAACATCTTAGGAGTTATAATATTTTCGCTTCTTTTTCGTAATGTTTTGTATAATGGAACCAAATTCAGATTTACCCGTACAGTTTTCGAATTACCTTTTTTCTTTTCTTTTTTATCTTTATCGGTTTTAAAGCTCATTATTTGTTGCATTACTGCATCTTGAAGTTCATATTCTCCGAACATATCTAACACTTCTAACGCTAACTTTAAATTTTTATGTGACAATGTAGGTATACACTCTTTGATGCATTTCCTTCTAAAATCAATATCTTTAGGTTTATATAGTTTCAGCGCGTCCACCAAATGCATAAAATCAAATTTTCCTTGTTTATTAAAATAACTGTTCACCGTTGTATGAGTTACTTTGAAACGTGTTGCCAATTTACGATTTGTATAGCCATTTGATTTCAAACTTTCTTGCATGTCATTCAAATCCAATAAAACTTGCAC